TGGGTCCACCAAACCAGATGGTGTCTGTATGCGCGTTGCCGTCTGAGTGCCATCTGGCGCTATTGCATAATTTTCCGTTTTAATCAGATCGTTAGTAACCCAGTCGGTTGTTATTGTTCTACCCCGGGTCAAAATGTTTGTCCTAGCAGGTTCAACCAATAATCCAGCAAATTCCCCGTCACTATCGTATTCAAATCGTGGCTGATTGATCCCAGCGCCCTGCAGCACTCCATAGCGGTCGAAATACGCTCCGCCGCTGTTCCGCGTGAACTTGAACCTCGGATCAATCCGCTGTGACGCCCTCGGGTCGAACAGCACCTGCGGGCGAGCGTCTTGGAACAGTTCTTTGATGGCCATGGTCGTTGATCAGGCGGTAGTGGTGGACTTGATGATCACGAAGTTGAGAACCACCGCCTCAGACAGTGATCCAGCGGTGAGGTTGCGTAAGACGATCTTCACCGAACCGCTTGCGATGTCCAATGTGCTGACCGCATAAGCGCCGGCAGTCGCGGCGGATTTGATACTGACGGCAACGACATCCTGCGGGGCGATCTGGCTATTGGTCAGTGTAAACGCAACGGCTGTATCAGCTGCTAATGCGTCATCGTCCATTGTGATCTGACCGCAGGGCGTGTTGAGCGTGACGCCTGTTGCCTTGTCAGTCGCCTGCGTCACGCTGCCGCCGCCCTGGGCGTAGCCGCACCACTCATCAACGAACGCCATGCGGCCCAGCATTCCGCTGATCGGCACCTCATCAGCGTCGGTGCCGGTCTCAAGGCTCAGCACCTTGGCGCTCAGCAGGGCGTTGTATTCGCGCCAGTAGTTCAAGCCTTGGAGCGTGACGACATTCGGTTGGTTGCCGTTGTTCAGCGCAGCGTTGAACTCATCCTCGGTGATCGTGACGCCGCCTTTGCCTGGGTAGCTGTCAGATTCAAGGATCTCCTTGGCTGCGATCTGAACCGGACCAAGGGCTTCGGTCGTGGCGGCGAAATTGAACGTCGCCTCGCCTGCGATCTCGATGTCGTTGAAGAAGCTGGTACCGCCAACGTAAATGCCAGTTGGGAAGCTGTTGACAGGCTCTTCATCGACAGCCGCCAGCGATGTGATGCCGCGAGATTGGCCGGTGTTGATGTCCTCGATGCCAGTGGGCTTGACCAAAAAGCCTTCTTCGTTGAAGCCAGTGGCGTAGGCGCGGCCACCGAGCTCGTTGGTGAAGTAATACGTGAACTTGTTGATCGGCGACAGTTGACGCTGCACCGCCGGGAACGCCTTGGAGTAGTTGAGCGTTCCAGCCCACTCAAACGCATGACCGAACAAGCGGAGCACCGAGGGGCGGCGGAACTCAGCGGCCCATGGCTCGCGGTCAGTTGCCAAACCGCCAGACGGTGCAGTTGGGAAATGCGTGGTGCTGTTGGTGCGACGAATGCGATCGGCACTGGCGCGTGGTTGCAATGCTGCATGGCTGGCGGCTTCGCTAAAGCCGAGTTCGCGCAGCAGGGTGTAGGCCGCCAGGTAGTCGTTGCTGGTGCGGTACTGCTGCTGAACCAGAGCTTCGACTGCAGTAGGTGATCCTTCGGTCCAGAGGCTGCTGAAGTCGTAGCCGAGTGTGGTGCTGGTTACGCTGTCGTCGTCATCGTCATCAAGCAGAATCCGGTAGCTGTCGTTTTCGATCTTGTCAGCAGCGCGGTATGTTTCCGCCATGTGGACATAGGATTCGTCCCAGTCATTCGCACTTGGACCACCCGTCGATGCAGTCGTAACATCGCGGATCGCGGTGTAGTGCTTATTGGCGTAGATGACAGTCGTACCAGCGCGATAGAAGGTGCTGACTGCATAGTCCGTCTCTGGCGCGTTACGCACCAGTTGGATTTCCATGCCTTGCTCGATGTCACCCGTGAACTCGGGATAATCTGCGTCTGAGATTTCTTTCGAGATGACGCTTGAGATTGCTAGTGGGACATCAGCGGGGAGCGGGCCACTGACATAAGGATCTACATCACCAACCAATGCAGCGGGTGTGGGGTCAAGCTGCAGGATGTAATCCCGTTGCGCCAAACGGGTTGACGCAAGGGTGCTGAACATGCCGATGGTCAGCTTGCGTTCAGAATCGTTGCGCGGGTCGATCATCCGGCGGATATAAACACGGCGTCCCACAGCATTGTTGACACCGAGGTTGTTGCTGCCGGGTGCTTGTTCCGAGTCTTCTTCTGGGTTATAGGCTTGCAGCGATAGTCCGTCTTTGAAATAAATGCGATCGGGATCGCTGGTGTTCCATGGATCCCTGGTGTCTGAAAGCCTTACACGGAAATCGTTACCGTTGGGATTCTCAACCCAGACATAGCTGTTGGGGCGTAACGTGTAGCCGTATTGGCCGACAACCGCTGGGACGTTGGTCGTTCCATCCTGGGCGGTCAGGGCTGTTTCAAGGTTGAGGTATGGCTGATCGTCGATGTAAGTCGAAACCTTGCCAAGGTAATACTTCTGGATGTTGTTGCCTTTCTCGCTGATGTTCAGCGGAACGTTGAAGTAAGCGATTCGCCATTTGGTGTCAATATCAAAGGCTTGGGGTTTGTAGCCGCTGGCGATTGCAACGCAGCCACCGAAGCTGCTGTTTGAGTTGGTGATCGTGACTTCAGCACCGCTCTCGGTGGCGTGGTGAACGCCTTGACCGATGGCGAAGATCGACACCTCTTGGATAAAGGCGTTGTTGATGGCGCGGATGTGGTAGCTGCGCCGAGCCGGATTCATCCGAACATTGTTCGGATCGCTGTTGATGTAGGTGTTGTAGTTCGGCATCGTGATCCACGCGCCGCCGCTGTAGAGCTGCCAGCAGCTCATGTCCTTCTGCAGCGACACGCCCGTGTAGTTGGCGGTCACCATCGACTTCAAGCCGGCGACCTTGGCGCCATCAGCATGGATGCCGCCCATGCCGTATTCGGAGCGCACCGAGCAGTTGAAGATGTACGGCGAGGCCGATTGAGTCGTGTCCCAATCAGCGCTTGGCGTATCGTCGATCGGACCAACGATCTCGTACTCGGTGTTGCGGGTGACAGCCAGTGCGTTGCTCAGGTTGGCCGGGCTGCCGACATAGGTGCGCACCTTCGTGTAGAAGGCGTCGAGCTCGGTCTTACTGGCGAAGCCAAAGCCCGAGAGCAGGTGATGGCTATCGGTGCTGTTGATCTTGTCGAAGAACGTGAAGCCGAAGAAGTAGCCGGTGCCAGTGATCTTGAAGATTTCGCTGCGGTTGCTGCGATCAGCCGCTTCGTCTGCATTGGTCGGTACATACGTTGGCCGAAAGGTGCATTTCCGCAGATCCGGGCCACACAACGAGCAACCACGCGGCAGCAGCACGCCGCCATCGGTGGGGTTGAACTTGATTAGATCGGCAGGCGTTGGCTCGTAGCCATCGGTCCAGGTGACAGGCGTTCCACTGCCGGGGTCGTTATAGACCGTGTGGACACCTGGGGCGAGGATGATCGAGACGCAATCCAGATGCGCCTTCGGGTCAGTGATCGTGTACCAGTTCTTGCTGGTGATGATCGCCGCTTCGATGACGGCACGGTTGATCGTCTTGAACGGACGCTGCGGGCTGAAGCCACAGGTGAGGCGCTGCTTGTCGAGGCGCTTCAGCTTGGCTTCGATGATTTCTTCATCGGTGCTGCCGCCAGGCGCTTCGTAGGTGTTGTAGCTGCCTGCAGCGAAGGTGTCTTCACCGATGTATGGGTTGACGTAAAGCGTGAACGGCGCGGTGAGCGGATCCACCATCTCGCCGCTACCGGCAGCGACGTTGGCTGTACCAGCAACCTGACGCATCAGGTCGTTCAGTGCTGCGATCTGAGCCCGGAACTCAGCTTGCGTGGCATTGATGTTGTCCAGCGCACCAGATGCGCCCGCAAGCTCTAGTGACGACACAGGCTAGACCTTTCTGCTGATCAGTACAGTAAGTCTATCAAGGCGCAAACTTGAGAGCAATCTCGCCAGTCGCCACGAAATCGGCTGTGCCGGTGATGATGTCGTCGGCTCTGACGTTGATGCGTGTATTGGTTAGAAGTACGTCGCAGCCGTAATACGCAGTCGTTCCAACCTGGGGCGATGTAGGGGTGCGATCTCGGTAAATGTGGAATTTGGCGCTCGATTTGGCTTGCTTTTCGGTCAGGGTTACGAGCCGTAGCAGCGTCATGCTGGTTTGCTCGCCATCGACATACCGCTGATCCACCAAGAAGGTGAGCGATCCAGCGCCACGGACCAGTGATTTGGCGTTCTCGCCGAAGGTTTCGCCGATGGCGGTCATGTCGAGGTTGGCGGCATCGATGCTGAAGGCCCACTCCTGCAGATCGCATTGAACGAGCCAGCCTCGGGAGTCTGGGTCGTCTGCGACGGTGGCTAACGCACTCGGGGGTGTAATGACGTCTTGGAGCTCTTGGCTTTCGTTGGGGAGGGCCAAGGGCTTGATGGTGTTTGCTGCTGTGTTCAGCGCAGAGGTGTACGTGCTATTGGCGCTGTAACGGGAGATGACGAAATTGTCTATCTTTACCTTTAGGGGTGTGATCTCGTTTGCTGTCGTCAGGTTATGCGCGCTGATCTCGTCTGAGAACAGGCGTATGCGATCTAAGTCGTCGATATTGATGTAGGCGCTGAACTGCGTGCTTAAACCGGTGTCCGCTGTGCGGTTATAGAAGTGCTTGCCACCGTCTTGGCCGGTGAAGACGAAGAACTGGTCGCCGTCCTGGGTGGTGAGATTGTCCCCGGCCTGGGTGGTCAGGTACGCAGGGAAGCGCTCGTAGAAGGGGCTGTTATCGGTCTCGGGGCCTGTGTAGTAGGCGCGACTGGGGCCGGTGAGCCATTCACCACCTCGGTAGATGCCGTGGCCCTCTGGATTGTCGGCGTAGCCGTCCCCATTGAGGTCGAGCGGGACACCGGACGCTGAGGTGAAAAGGATGCGGTCACCCGTCCAGTACCGCAAGTTGCCGAGTGCGATGCGTACGGGCGACGCGCTGTAGTTGATCGCGCTCGGGGCGAGCGCCATCGGCTCCGGCCACTCGCGGCTCAGTTCGAGGATTCCGCCAGTGCCGAGAATTGCCATCAGAAGTTGCCAGTGGGCTTGCCGGACATGCTGAAGCTGATCGGCACGGAGATCAGGTCGCCCACGCTGACTGATGTGCCGGTTGCGGTGATCAAGGCATCGCCTTCGATCGTGCCAGTGTTGGCGTTGGTATCGAGAACGATCTTGACGCCGGAGAGGGTTTCGGTGTCGTTGAGGATGTGGTTCAGGACTTCGCGGGTGCCGGAATCGGTTGAGTCGTACAACAATGTGCCGCTGCCACTGGTGCCACGGATGCCGTATGCGTAGGTGCGGTCTTTCTCGCCGATGCCGGTGGTTTCCAGCGCATCGCGGTTGAAGTTCAGCGTGATGTCACGCACTTTTGCGACAGTGATGTAAGACGCACCACTCAGTATTTGCAGTTGCGCTGTTGCGCCTGTTTTTACCGCCATGACCGTACCAGGGTTTAGCTCATTCTAAGCTCAGCCGTCAAGCTGACAGTGACGTTAGATCTGCCTGGCGCGACGCTCTCGACCTGTGGCGGTGAGCCCTCGGTGAAACACCAGAGCAGACCGGCGCCAGTTGCACTGGAATCAAGCCATGTCTTAAGCGTGTTATCCGCGCCATTGAACAGGATGCCCGGCAGCGTGAGGCTATCGACGGAGCCCTTGGCGCTGTTGTATGCGCTGAGGATCGCAGAGGTGTTCGTATCGGTGATGTTGTTGAACTGCAGGCTGAGGGTGGCGCGGCTTGGGCGGCTGCCCCATAACCTGCGAGTTATCACGCCGGATTGAGATGTCTGCGTGGTGGTTTGCCATGCCGGTGCGCTAAAGCTGCGGCTTGTTGGCTGAATCGTAGGGAATGTTGTTGCCATCAGTCTTGGATCGTCCAGTTACCGGCAGTGTCGAAGCCATCGGCAACTTCCAAGATGCCGGAATCGTTTACGGGCATGTGCATTG